TAAGTGAAGATTTGATCTGCCATACGTTTTTATCCGTACTTTCTACCCCTTGATTTGCTATGTTCTAACGGTCAAAGCCGAAAGAATTCTCGCAAACCTACAACTAAACGGAGCCTATCCATGTACGTAACATCCATGAAAGACATCCTTACCTACTACGTCAATCGAATGAAAAATAGATTCTGGAAATCTGTAAAAAAAACTGAGACTTGTTGGAACTGGACTGGGTCTTTTGATACGCGTGGTTACGGACAAATTGTCGTCTGTGGTACTCTCCATAGTACTCATCGCATCGCCTACATTCTTTATCACGGAAGGATACCTGGAAAACTTCACATTCTTCATTCCTGTGATAATCGTGCTTGCATAAAACGCGAACATCTTAGAGCAGGAACAGATGAAGAAAATAGACTGGAAAAGATCGCCAAAAAACGACATGACTTTGGAGAAAATCACGCTAAAGCTAAACTTACAGAAGTACAAGTTCTTGAAATAAGAAAAAAACATTCCCATGGTACTGGGGTTATGCTTCTCTCCAAAGAATATGATGTTCATTGGAACACCATACACGCTATTATTTCTAGAAAAACTTGGCGTCATATCTAAGCCCTCTGCGCCCACTGCGTTTGCTTCTGTTGCGAACGAATAACCATACGAGGCGGCGTCTGACCAGAAGCCAAATACTCCATGTTCTTCTGCATCAACTCGTCCGCATCCGCGACTTCCATAACGGCAGGCCCACCCTTCGACGTGGTAGGCCCCGACGTAATAGATTGTTTTTTGTCCTGCACAAGACCCATTGCTTCCTGCTTAGCACCCACACGAAGACCATCCGCCCAACGCTTGGCCATCTGATAGCCCTCTGCCATTGACTTGCCATTTTCATCAGCCCAGTTCAAGCACATCTCCAAAAGCGACAACGACTTGTCTTCTGGGTCTGTTGGGTTACGACCGATCAAGTCCAATTCCTTAGCATCCGGGTGCCGTTCAAAAAGGTCACGCATTTCCTGCATCGTCCTAAATTCTTCCTGGCCGCGTTTTAAATCTTCCTGGTTTTTCTTGAGTTCCTGCACCACCGGAGCCGCCATCGTTGCGAACATGCGCGCCTGAATTTCCTTAAGCTTGGCTCCATTCCCATTAGACGCATCAATAACGGCGTTCTGCCATTCTTCTGGCGAGGCAAAGTCTTTAGGTTCGGCATTCTGCGCCCCACCAGGAGCGGCATTCACAACGTTATTCCACCACTGCTGGAACCGAGGATCTTGCACGAGCTTGTCCAGGGCCTCGGCCTTGGTCAGATGAGGTTTATACTTCTCCTCATACGTTCGTCCCGTACGCTCAATCTCTGACTTGGCCTTAGTTTTCCATTCCTCAAAAACAGGGTCTAGGGCCGCTCGCTGTTCTGGTGAAAGTGAAGCGAACTTTGCCTCATCCAAAGTAAACGGATCGCTCCCCTGCACCGGAGTCGCCACTGGCTGGTCTACAACTGGTTCCTGAACTGGTGTTTCCATCGCTTCCCCCTTACTTAACTCGGCATACCTGGCGGGTACGCATTATCAAGACCCGCAACTTTCTTCATGTCCTCGTCAGACTCTGGGCCACCACCTTGCGCGTACTTCACCGACATCACGTGAAAGTGACCGTCTTCAAGTTTCCCCGTGGCCTCAATCACCATCTCCTCACCAGGCCCGAACTTCTCCTGGTAAGGCATGAGTTCCTTGGCCTCATCGTCCGTCAAGTTGATCACGCGAGATGACGGCTTTTCTTCCTTGCCTTTGTCATCCCCGTAATCCCCTTTACGGAAACTCTTCAATGCGTCTGAGACAGCCATGACTAGGAATTCTTGTTAATCTTTTTGACCAGACCGTGCTTGCCATGTTCCGTCGAATCATTCCCGATCGGGTCATTCATCACATTCATGTCGTGCTCATTCATCGCCTTCACCGTATCCCCAATCCCCTGCAAACCCGAACTTCTGTTGTACGGCTTGGTCTTGTTGATCATTTCATCACTCATATCGGTCTCCTTTTGTTCAGATTTTTGAATGCTTCCCGGCTATACCCCGCCTGAAAACTGTCCACGCCCCTGATCCTGTCTCCTGCTTCCCTTAGTCCATTCCTCTTGAGCCAGTACGCCTTCTCGGACTTCGACCCAATAAACTTAGGTCCTGGATCGTCTTGACTTCCTAAATGCTGGTCCCAATACGGTTGCTTAAAGTACACATCCGGCACGTTTGCCACCGACGTTAAACCCCCGCAGTGATTGCAGGATTCCTGAATTCGGCCATCCTTATAAACTGCCCTGACCGCATACGCCGACTCGTTTCCGCAACCCGAACAATTCATCAGTTTGGTTTTAGCGTGTCCCCAACGTTAAACTTCTGTGCCTGCTCGTAGGGGTTTTCCATCGTCCCTTGAGTCTCCTTAGATCCCAAAATGTCATCCGTCATACCCGATGCACGCAGGCGAAGTTTTACCAAAGCCTTACGTATTTTGTGACGTTTCTCCTTGCCGAAACTGCCATCTTTCCCCACCGCATCGGCGGCGTGGTACATGTGCGCGCCAGGTTCAGGAACGTCGCGCCCAATGACTTTTAAAATATCGTGAACTTTATTGCGCATTGCCGTTACCCTCCACAGGAACTTTGGAACGCACTGACTGCAAAATCGTGTTGATGACGCTTTTGTGCATGTCCATCTTATTCTTTTGCCCCTCATGCTGAATCTTCATCTGCATCTCTTGAAGTTTTAGTTTCTGCTCAGCAATCTGACCCTGCAACTTGATCGCCGTCTCTTGCTCTTTGGCTTTAATTTTAGCCTGCGTCTCCTGTTGCTTGGCCTGAACTTTTGCCTGAATCTCTTGCATTTTTGGAGGAGGCTGAGGCGGCGACTGATCCACCAAGTCCATGATTGCTTCAAGCCGAGGATTTCCAATCAAGCGAAACATTTCCCGCGCATATTGTTTGGCCGCTGGACTCCCCGGCCCGATTCCTGCCGCCGGAAGAAGCGGAATCATTTTTTCCATGACTTCTAAGTTTGACTCTTTGTCCATCGGAACCGTGGAGCCTGCGATCACGTCAATATCCATCTCTCCCAAAATGTCCTGACGGTTCCACGAAAACGAGAAGTCGGAAGTCATGGACTGACTCTGCACAGGATTCGGTTGTCCATTCTGCTGGGGTTGGTTGCTAGGACGACCAGGAAGAGCACCCAAAACTTTTTCTTGTACGGCCTTCGGACCCACAATACGAGAGATCTTGGGGAGGTCATACTTCTTCTGCATGATCCCCAAAAGTTTTCGTGCGATTTCTTCCAAAAAGTCCTCCAGTACATCCACCTTCTCATCAGCCCTGGCATGACCGCCCATCATCTGGAGCCTGAGTTCTCCCAGAGTTCGCGTCGGGACTTTCGCTTGCCCGCCTTGGTCTGCTGGAGTTTGCCCAGACACGATCTGGTGTAATTTGTAGACCTCGTTGTAAATTTGGTAAGAGTCTGATTGCACAGGCGGGTACTGCGGGATGTCGTACTTGTCTTTGATCGGACCCTGCGCCCGAATGATCGCACCGTCGTTACCGTCTTTGAATTTGTCCAACTCTTGGTCATTAAAAAGATCTGGCTCAATTAAAATCTGGCGGTTCCACCTTTTAAGATGGTTAATCCAGATCGCTACGATCTTCGTCATCTCGATGGCCAGTCCCTCTTGCGCGGCCACGTCCGACATCGGGAACACCTCACCAGGCACGGGGTTAAACGCCAGCATGGAAAATGGGAACCCGCCACTGAGCCATTCGGGGTAGTCGATCTGGTTTAAATAACAGTCGCACCCTGGACTTACCGTCACTACCCGCATATTGTCCAAGTCGTAGACTTCGTACAACGTCGCCGAACGGATGTCGCGGTCCTTCAACTTCATGTCGTTACCAGAAGTGTCGTAATTCATCTTCTCGTCATCAGACTTCGACGTGGTTTTGAGCATGTCTACATGATCGTAAATCCCAGACTCCCTGATCGCCCGCAAGGGCTTCACAATTTTGTGCGCCATCCACCGGGCATTGTGCGTGGCAGGGAACGTGGCCGAAGGGTCAAAGACAATATCTTTGTACGGCACGTGGTAGGCAAAAACATTCTCAGACTTGATGAACTCCGAGGTCTCGATCTCGGCCACTTTCGGTTGTTTTGGAGGACGGCCTGGCCCGCGCTTTTCTTTCTCCTCCACCTTCGGCTGGCTCTCGACCGTCCCGAACTGCGCGGCGTATCCTACTTTGATGTATGAGTGACCGACCAGAATAGACTCCAAAAGGGTTTTCTTCACCTCAGACTTAAGCGAAAGTTCCCCCCAGGTATAATTTACGATCTGCTCGGCAATCTGGGCCGCGCCAATATCTTCCACACGCTTGGGGTTTACCGTAATCCAAGGATCTCGAAAATAGAGCCGCGCAATTTCGGTCTTGGT